CGCCTTGCTTTTGGCTCCCAGAACGGCATTAACTCCATGCGGGAAACCGCAGAACGCATGGCTAAAATGGGCCGTGGCGGCGACGATGTTATCATTCACGCAAAAACAAGAGAACGTTTGATTCCTCAAGAAGTAAGTGACGGCAACCCTGAACTTATGTCTCAAGTAGATATCGCTATCGCCAACGCGGGCGCTGATCCTTCGGCATATATTATTGGCAGCGAAACAAACTCAGTAAACCCTTACACAGGACAGCGGGAGTTCTTCTTAAAGAAGCTTATCTCCGGTGTTAAGAACGTGTTTAAGAAGCTTGCCCCGATTATTGTGCCTATAGCGCTTAACTTTATAGCACCGGGGTTAGGTTCTATAGCTTCGGGCTTTATTGGCAGCGGAATTACTGCATTGGCTCAAGGCAAGAACTTTAAGGAATCGTTAAAAGCGGGCCTTATAGGCGGCGTACTGGGCGGTATTAGCTCTGGAATGAAGGGCGTTATGGCGAAAGGCGAGGGCGTAAAAGGAAATATGTTTGAAAGGTTTGGGCAAGGCTTTGAACAAGGGGCGCTTCCAGACCTTAGCGACGGTGCGAGTTCTATGTTTAAGCTTGGAAAAGCGGAAGGCAGCACCCTGTTTGGCAAGCCGTATGATGTAGAAGCGGGCAACAAAGCCATAGCCGGGGGCAACACTCCCGTGATGGATAAACTTAGTGGGACGTTTTACAACGATCCCGTCGCTGCCGTTGGTCCAGACGTACAGGGCGCAGTTAATACCTTAAACGCTACTGGAAAACCGTTTGAGATGGCGGACGCTATAACTCTCGCCAACCAGAGCGTTACTGCGGCCGTTCCGGGCAGCATAAAATATATACCTACTATTGCCGCTGGTTCTGCTCTTGCCTACGGCTTGGGAGCTTTTGATGAAATTGAGCCTGAAAAAGTAGACGATCCATATGACAGCGCTTCGGCCTCTGAACGGCGTCTTGCTAATTTCCCTAGAAGGTACAGCACAGATACTCCTATAGCTGGTATGGGCGCTAATATGGACGACGTAATGGTTCCTTACTATGGGGAGCAAATGGCTCAACCTACGGTACAAGTTGCTCAATCTTTGGAAGAGCAGTATCCTGATCTTTATAAGCAATACTTAGCAGAAAATCAAACTCAATTTGCCGCGGCGGGCGGTCCAATGGAATCCTTCCCACGCCGGACAGGTTATATCGCGGGCCCCGGAACAGAGACTTCTGACGATATCCCAGCGATGTTGTCTGACGGAGAGTTTGTAATGAATGCAAAGGCCGTCCGCGGTGCGGGTAACGGAAGCAGAGAGCAGGGAGTTCGTAACATGTACCAGATGATGCGAGCTTTTGAAGGGGGTGCAGTAGCATGAGTGTTAGCGAAACAGTTGTAACCAACCGCCAAGACCCGGCAATTGAAGCCTACCGTTTAGGACTTTTACAAGACGTTCAAGGCTTTACTGGCGGGCAGATTTTTGGGCAAAACGTTCAAAACTTGCGTAAGCAGGGTCTTTCTGACCAACAAATCTCTGAGCGTTTATCTACGGCGGCTACTGGGACTGAGGGCGAAGATGATTACAACGCTGGTCGAACCTATTCTTTAGACGAAGTTAGCGGAATTAATCAGGACGCCCAGTATGCTCCCCCTGACTACCAGATTGCGGGTCTTAGTGCGTCTGAACAAGCGGCGATTACTCAGGCTCAACAGGGTTTGGGCGCATATCAGCCTTACCTTGACCGAGGGGATCAGTCAGTTCGTTCCGGTATTTCTTCTTTATATGGTACAGGGGCACAGTTTGATCCCACTAACGCAAGAAACTTTGCCAACCAAGGCATAGCGGCTTATGGCCAAACTACAGGCCAGTATGATCCGTCACGGGCTATACAAAATACTTATGGCGCTATGGACGATCTGTCTGGAACAACGGGTGGATACGATCCGGCAAGCGCCAAAGCTTATATGAACGAGTACGAAGATGCTGCTGTGCAGCAAGCTTTAGCCGACGTGGCCCGTGCTGGAGAGGTACAGAAAACTCAACTAGGAGCAAATGCTGTAGGTGCGGGAGCGTTTGGCGGAGCGCGTCAGGGCATTGAAAACTCAGAGCTTGGCCGTAACATTTTGATGCAACAGGGCCGAACAGCGGCTCAGATGCGGGCTGCGGGATATGAAAGCGCGGCACAGCGGTCTCAGCAAGCGTTTGAACAACAGATGGGCCGTGGTCAAAATGCGGCGGCGCAGCGGTCTCAGATGGGCTTGCAGGCTGGACAGTTTGGCAGTCAGACATACGAGCAAGCGATGGCTCGTCGTCAAGCAGCGGCACAGAACGCGGCAAATCTTGGTATGTCAGCAGAACAGTTTGCGGCAACTGGGATGGAAAATGCAATGGCTCGTCGTCAGGCGCAGGCCAGCGGATATGGTCAACTGGGCATTCAGCAAGCGGGTCTTGGAGAAATGCGGGCGAACCTTGGCAGCATGGACCTACAAAACTTAATGGGGACGGGCGCTTTAGAGCGTGGAAACCGTCAAGCGGGCTTGGATGCGCTACGTCTGTCAAACTTGCAGCGTTATACGCAACCTTATCAGCAGTATGGCTTCCTTTCAGACATTTATTCTGGTACTCCTTCGGGGTCATCTACACTTACAGCGGCATCAGCGCCGCAAACTTCACCTTTCCAATCCATGTTAGGTTTGGGAATAGCGGGTTTAAGTGCCGCGGGCGGCGCACAAAAAGCAGGATTATTGTAAATGAACGTTCCAAACAGATACAAAGGCTTTTCTCAGTTGCCTGAAAACGTGCAACAGCGCATGGACCCTTCTTTGGCTAATAAGTACCAGATGGGTGGCTCTGTTATGCAGCGTCCGTTGTTTAGGCAAATGGGCGGTCCGACTGACATGATGCCACAAGATATGATGCCGCCACCTCCGATGGGTGGCGCTCCAATGCCCCCTCCTCCGATGGCTCCCCCTCCGATGGGCGTAGACCCTGCTATGGAAGCGCAATTGATGGACGCCGAGAACACGGGTCAGCAAATTGGCGCACAGTTCTCTGAAGATATGATGATGAATTTGGAAGGCGCAGAAGACTATCAGTCTTTGATTGACGGGATTCGAGGCAACCAGCTTCCTATAGATGCTCGTTATCAAGAGCTTGCGGGTTACGTTGGCGAGCAAGACGCCATGGCAACACCGGAATCGGTTTTAGCCTTAACTCAGCCTACTATAATGATGACTGAGCAGGGTGCGATGGACAGCGGCATTGGTGAGTTGATGCAAGGTATTGCTGGTGACGTACCGATGGAAGGTCCGATGGACGAGGGCGTTGGCGCACTCATGGCGGCGGGGGCGGGAAACACACCACCCGTAAATTTTAGGAATGGCGGACCTGTAGAGGTCCGCGGTTACTCCAACGGTGCCGCAGTTAGCTCGGGCGGCGGAAGTCGAATTATGGCGCAGGCCGAAAGAGACGCTTCAGGTTACGAGAAATACTTTGCAGGCGGCTTAGACCAAGAAGCGCGGGCCGCGGCCCTTGCGGAGCAAAACGAGATGGCGAAGGCTCAGATGTTGTTTGACATTGCGGGCACTGCTTTAAACTTTGCAGGCAATACGCAAGGCAATACTATTGCGGAGCGCTTGGCTAATGCCGCGGCACAAACTCAGTTAACCGACAAGATCGGAGCGCGGTCCGCGGGCATTTTGACTGCGAAACAATCGCAGGCGGCCGAAGAACGTCAGCTTCGCATGGCCGCTAGGCAGGCCAGCTTGAATCAGGCTCAAGCTGACGACACGTTTAGAAAAAACTTAGAATTAGCGTCAGCTAAAAAATCGGCAGGTACTCCAAAATTTGAAACTTTATATAACGTAAATGGGGAAGGAAACCTGACCGGGCAAGGCACTAGATACGATTTAACAGACCCTCTTTCATTGACTAGGTATAACGCCGCTCTTAGAACAGGAAAATATCGGGACGCAACAACCGCTGCCCCGTTCCTTGCGGCTTTGGGTGAAGAAATAAAACCTCAAGAGCTTACTCAAGTGCAAGTTACGGCCCCTATAACTGTTGATGGTTACACTTATAAAATAGGTGAGATTGCCAATCTCACTCCGAGACAAAAACAAGACAATGCTAGAAAATGGAGCGCTGTTCCCGAAAAAGTTGAGTTTGTAACTCTTAATAAAGGTACAGAAACCAAGCTAGTTATTACAAATGCTCCGGGGTCTGGAAAAACTCTTCAAACGTTATCTGACCTAGGCTGGAGTACAAGCACTTTAGAAGGGGAAACAGCCGCTAAGAAAGAGATTATCAGCTTTACACAAGGCTTTAACAAAGACGCTCAAGCCCGCTTGTTTGCGAACCAAAAAGAACTTGCAGGAATGTCCGACAAAACAACCCGAAGAGGTCAGGACCTGCAAGAACAGATTGCAAGGGATGGAAGAGAGCTTCAAAAAACTTTACAAGACAACAGGCAGCTATTTACAACTGGTCGAGATCAGACGTTGCAGGGTTATAAGACGGCCCTTAAATCTTACAGCGCTACTATTGACAAAGATTTGCTGGCTCTCAAAGGCCAACAAGGCGTTGAAATTGAAAAACTTAGAGCCGAACTTAGGGATCAAAGCTCTAAAGTTTCATCTGAACTTAGTTTGGCTAATCAACTTTCTGTTGCGAAGGTTAAGCGCAGCTATGAGATTGAGCGCCTTACTACAACAAATGAACGGTCAATTGAGATTGAAAAACTTAGGTCCGCGTTAGGCGATGCTTCACGACAAGATCAAAACGTTTTCAAAGCGGCCGAATCGCTACTTAATAGAGTTGCAGATACAGAAGGTCTTTTAAGTCAACAAGAATGGAAAAACATTCAAAACGAACTTGATCGTAATTTTAAAGGCACGGAAGCTGAGAAAAAAGCTGCGGCACTTCTTTTACAGAACATTGCAAAAAACAACATGACCGCAGAGGGCTTAGACCTGCAAGAAGCAAGAGACCTTGTTTCGAAAGCTAAGGGTGAAGCCAAAACTATTTTGGACAGAGAGCGCTTTGAACTTGAGAAAGCAGAGGAGCCGTTGCTTGCCGCTAAAGGCACGGACGCTACGATCAAAGCGCTTTCAGATCAAGACAAGCTAGACAGATACGCTACTAACACAATGCCCGCTACTGAGGCTAATCAGTTTGACATGATTATAGAATATTGGGCAAAGAAACAAAGCGAGAAGTGGTCTAGTGCTGCAAATGATGGCCAAGGGGGCTATGTTCCTAGTGCTTTAACTCTTGGACCAGCTTTGAAAAAGGCAATCGCGGCCCGCGTAGCTATACTTGGACAGGAAAACGTTCCTGATTTAAGTAATGCATCTAATTTTGTTGTGAGAGGAGCGCCGGGAAGCGTTGCGGCATATGCGTTTAACGAAGACGGAACAGTGAATCCGGACTCATTTAACTCAGATAATACACTGATAATTTCGGGTGTTGACTTGTCAAAGTCTCAGGGCATAGCTTCGGGCTTTAACCGTGTGTTTAAAAACATAGGTTCGTTTATTAAAGAAATCTCACTTGGGTTTTTTGATACGGAAGGTGGCCCTTCTAGTAAAGTTGGTGTTACTAGAAGGGCTGACGCTGAATTAGACGCTTTAGCAAGAAAAACTATTGAACTTGGAAGATCGGGCGTAGAAGGAAAAGTTTTTGCTTTAGATGTTAAACTTTTAGAAGAAGAAGTTAAGAACTTTAAGGCTTCGGCTTTTGGTACAGACCGAGGGGCTTTGGATCAACTGTATGTTACAAGGGCTTCAATGGCGGCACAGTTTGGAGCTATTGTAGATGTTCTAAATGGTGGAACTAAAGGAGGTTATACGGAACTCCAAGTAACCACAGCTAGAGCAACGAAGCCAAAACTAGAAGAATTGTTAGGCGAGTATACCGCAGCAATTCTTATATATGAGCGGTCTTTGGATTCTTCTTCAAGCGCTGAAGCAAGCACCGCCAGCGACCAAGTTCAAACGGGGGGTTCTTTGACACGCGATGCTGGAAGAGTTAATTAAATACCATAGGGGGGTTAATGATGGCCGACAATAACGTTGAATTAGACCCTACCGGGGCAAACGTAGAAGAATTTATTGGAACTACGGACGTGCCTTCACTCGTGTCTGTTCCAAAGGAGCCTGCGACTTTTAAGCAAGTTTATATTAACAAAGTTATTTTAACCCCTGAACTAATGAACACGGCTCGCGATCTTTTTCCTCAAGCAAAACAGGAAGCTATAGAGGCGGGAGATATGTCATTTCCCCGGACTTCAGGCGGGTTTCTTGCAAACGACCTAGTAGATACCATGCGCGTGGATTTTAAGGATCGGCTTGCAGAAGACCCTAATTATATTACATACGAAAGCTTGAGAAACGGGACGGCGACAATACTAGACGAAATTGAGATTTACGCTGGAAAAAGCCCAAAAGAACGTATGTTAACAGATGACGACATTGCTAAAATATTTAGCAATGCAGAGGATGCGCCGTTTGCTCGTGCTTTCTTTGGAGAACTAGCGAAAACAGTTCCCGCTTTACAGGCCGGAATGTCAACTACGGCTTTGACCGCGGGGAAACTTTATTCAAAACCGCTTTTTCCAGTTGGAACTCCTTTAAGCGGTGCGGAGTGGCTTGGTAAAACGGTTGCGGCTCTTGGGACGGGTGTTGCTGTGGGTTTTGGCGTATATAGCGCTGCTGATGCAATTGAAGAAGGTTTTTTAGGTCCCGATCCAGTAGTTGTTCCCGGACAGCGGGCCGCGTATGAGGCTTTTAGAACCGCGGGCGGCGGTGCTGCAAACATCCTTTTTCCGTTTATGTTATCGCGATACACCGTAGACAGTGGAGCAAGGTTTGTTTTAGATAATCTTGCAAGAAACATAAAAGGCCCTATTGGTTTACGCATACAGGCCAGTTTAGATGAAATGTTGGCAGGTTCAGCAAGATTAGCCACGGGCTCTCGGACCGGAGCAATAAGCACGGCGATTGTAGAGAGTGGCGGCGCACTGGGCTCCGCGGGGGCAGCTTATCTAGCAGAGGATGCCAATGTTGGAACGGGTGGAAGGCTGCTTTCTGAGTTTATCGGAGGCAACATAGGAGCTTTGACCGTCTTAAAAGCTCTTCCAAAAGCTTTAACGTCCCTTACAGACGCGGGCGGGGTCGAAGGAATTACAAGCTCCATTGGAGACGCTCGTCAAAAGAAAGTTTTTTCAAAAATAAGCGAGCTTTACCAAAAATTTGGTGACCAATCTCAGTACGACGAATTGTTAGAAAATTTAACCAGCCCAGCATTTAAGGCAGAAATGGAGAAGGCTTTTCCGGGCGTTGACTTTAGTGTTGGGCAACGGTCGGGAGACCCGTTGTTCATGGCTTTAGAGGCTTCGCGGTCGGCAAAGAGTGAAGACCTTAGCGCCGCTCGCAAGAAGTCCGAAAGATTAGCGTTTGAAGCAACAAACAACTTTATAAAAGCTTTGACCGCGGAAGGTTCAGAAGCTTCATTAAATGCTGCGGCTCAGTTGCGAAAGTCTTTGTTTGACGAAGCGGTTCAAAACAACATTAGTGTTCCACTAGCCCGACTTGCTAAGTCTATAGCGCAACTAAAAAAACTTCCCGTAGTAGATGGTGATCCAACCGTTATTGCAGGATTAAGTCCGGCCGCTCTTTCCAAAAAATTAACAGACGTTTTAGAAAACCAACTCTTTACCGTGATGGGCGCTAAAGAACGCGCGTTGTACACAGCCGCGGGAGCAAGGGACCACGTTGTTTATGATCTTTCTGAAGGTGTCCCAGAATTTATTAAGGTGTTCGACGAAATATCTTATTTAAACCCGTCTGTTCAAGCCGAGTTTGAAAAATCAATGCCCGAGATTGCGCTTTTTATTAAACAAGCAAAAAGAGATTTAGGTTTAGACGTTGAAGGCGGGGAGAGTTTTAACCTTACAGCTTTGCAATCGGAAGTAGACCAAACTACAGAAATTCTTTCTAAATATGTTCCAGTGGATCGTAGAAAAGAAAGGGGCGTGGATTATCAAGTTTTTGATTTTGAAGATTTTAATATCAGTCTTTCATTTATGAAAAATAGTTTTAAAGAAAAAAACCTGTCTTTCGACGAGCAAGCAGACATTTTTGAAAAAGTTGCTAAAGATAAACTTTCTTTATCCGAAAAGATTAACGACGGTGCTAGTGCGACACCCAGCATGGCGAAAGAATCTCGTGAGGCATACGCAAACGTCTTGCTGGCGGAAGCAGGACTTGCAAGGGCCAAAGCTACGCGTGGGATGGTCGGTGACGAAGCCGAAGCTGTTGTTATAACCGCTGGAAAAATAGATGAAATCCGAAGCCGCGCGTTAGCACTGGGCAGAGAGTTTACAAGCGGGCTTTACCCTGCAAAATCTGACTATGGAAGACGGCTTGGGCAGCTTGCAAACTCTTTGAGAGAAGGCTTGGATGCTGTTGAAGGAGGTGCGCCGGAAGCTTACAAAAACGCACTTGCTTTTACTAGGGCTAAACACGACGTGGTTAGCCGAATGGTTAACGCAAAGGCTAAGTCTAGTTTGAGAAGTGGCGCAAGGGCCATAGACCCTGAAATTCAGTTTAGTACTTATATTAACGCAAATCCTAGCGTAACGTTAGGCCGGACTCGACAACTTCAAGCCTTGGCGCAATTTGCGGACGATCAAGACTTGGCTTCATATGCCCTTGAGGCTGGAGTTGAACCGGGTGTAGACCCCGTTTTTACAACTATAAACAACCTTACAGACGCTTATTTGAGGAAAACTCAAATAGACAAGGTTATTACAAAAAAATTCGACTCTACTTTAAACAGGGAAGTAATAGAGGTAAACGATCAAAAGTTAGCTGAGTGGAGAGACGCTAATTCAGATTTGTTGGAAGCTTTTCCACAGATAGATATTGATACAGCAGATGCTGTAACTTTTCAAAGGTCTTTAGAGTTTAAACAAGCTCGTAAAGCCAAGCTAGATAAGAAAGGGTTGGTCCAACAACAACTGGGTTCTCTTTTAAACGGCAGGTCTCCAACCGAAGCAATCGGAGAAGCTTTTGAGGCCGCACAACCTGCGGACGCTATGCGAAAGCTGTTTAACATTAGAAGAGTAGCCGCAGACTTCACTATAACCGGGGGTAGAACCCGGTCTCGTGTTAAACTGGGAACTCCTAAACCCAACTCAAGAACGGCGCTAATTCAAGAGGCCGGATTAAAAGTTAAAGACGTGAACGAAGGGTTTCGGACCGCTATCTTGCAACAAGCAATGATGCGGGCTGGAGGAGAAGTTGGAGGTAAAAACAAAACCTTTGACCCAAAAACGTTTCACGAGTTTTTGTTTAAGCCTATGGGCAAGTCTAATCAGGTTTCCGTTGCAGACCTTGCCTTAAAAAACGATATATTTACAGAGGGCCAGTTTAAACGGTTAAAATTTATGTCTACTCAGATGGTTAGAATTCAAGCTGCGGACGCGGCAGGAAGACTAAAAGACCCTGATTTTGCCGATGAGGCGGGTGCTATAGTAGATTTTTACTATTCTGTTGTGGGATCGGCGTTAGGTTCCGCAGCTTACAGTGCAACTTCAAGTGTCCTTCCTATTTCGGGTAGCGCCGGACAATTGGCGGCGTCTTCTGCGGGCGCTAAATATATAAGAACAATTATGCAATCAATTCCGGCTGTGCAGAACTTGGAAACTTTGGATCAAGCGTTTATGGACGCAGAACTTGTCAGCAAGCTTTTGCGTAGACCTACAAATGCTGCTGATGCCGAACGTCAAAGGTTTTCCGTTGGAAACCATCTAAAAGAAATGTTCTTTACAAAAGGCGCAACGATAGGCCGAGAGATGATTCCGTTTGTGGCTAGGGAAACTTTTGAGGAAGACGACAACACGGTTGAAGCGCCGTATCTAGGATTTCCGGGCTTTCCAGAAAACGCAGAAAAAAATCGTCAACAGTACATTGACCGTATTCGGCGCAACCTTCCTCCCAACGATCAGCAGGGGGCTTTTGTTCCACCGTCTAATTTTCCCGCGAGACCTTCGCCTGTGGTATCTCCCACCACGCAGGCGTCGGCCGTACCTAGTCCTGCCCCGGCTCCAATTAATTCTGGTCCGGTAGACAGAACTAGGTACGCAGCCCTATTCCCAAATGATTCGATTTCCGGTATGATGAAAACACAAATGTTGTCCCGCGGCGGCATTGCAAGTTTGATGAGGTAAGTAGCTATGATGAACAACATGTCACAAGGGCTCGGTTCGTTTAACAACATGATGCCTCAGAACAACATGCAGCAAAACCCTTATGGCCAACAGATGAACCCGCAGATGATGGGTCAACAGGTTCGCTCACCAGAGATGTTCAGCGAACAGCTAATGAACCCGATGATGCCTCAGATGCAAGACCCGTTGCAGGGCTTACAGCCGATGGCCGAGCCAGAGGGCTTTGGCGTTTACGGTCAGTCTTTATCTGGCTTCGCGGACGGCGGTGCGGCATCCAGTGGCGGCGTTCCTCGTGAGACGGTGATTGGTGGCCAGCCTCACATGTTGGCTTATATTAATCCTGAAGAGGAGCAGATGCTTTATGCCGCTGGCGGTTCGGGCGAGCCGGGTCCGGGCGGCATTCCTGCTTTTATTCCTGACGATGGAAATCGCGGCTCCTCCTACGCGCCCAGAACTTCCCCGCGCCCAAGAGCGCGGCCCGCGGACCTTTCTTCTTCAATGCGTCGGGCCAGTAGTCAGTCCGCGGCTGAACTAGCTTATATGGCTCGGGCTAGGAGGGCTGCTCAACAATCCACGGCTGGTCAACAGGCCGAGGCTAATATAGCTACTCAACAGGCGGCTGTTAAAAAACAAGCGGCTCAACAAGCCGAGGCTGATCGTAGACAAGTTTTGTCAGACCAACGTCTCGCGGATCAACAAAGGGCTCAACAAGGAACGGGTATTGCAGGTTTGGGCGGTCAGGGTGGTATGAGTACACCCGTAAACGTCTCCTATAACAATCCGGGCACAGGCCTGTCCGCCGACCGCCGCGCTTTAATAACTCAGGCTTTACAAAACACTCCTGTTAACCAGCGTGATGGGGTAATGAAGGCGCTGTTAGAATTACAAGGGCCTCCAGTAGATAACGAGACCATCCCTAAGACCGTTTCTTTTCCCGGGGGGAATGTTGTTGGCGGAACCGTACCTACTGCCGCAACTGTTGGCGGTTCCGCCGCGGAAAAACTTGCCGGGTACAGAAAAAACACGCCCAACACCTTTAGAGAATTCTTAGCAAATGCGTTAACTCCGGGTGACCAAATGAAGTATGTAAACGGTCTATTGGTGTATGGGGATAACCATCCAAACGCTGGTCAGCCCGTTCCAGAAGACGCCACAAATTCATTTGGACTAAAGGTAGGGATGGGCAACAGCGTAGGAAACGACAATCCGGGTGCAGGAAATTTCGCTAACTCTGGAGAAGCGCAGGCCGCGAACCAAGGTGGCCTACCCGGAATTCCCGGCGCTATTGCGGGTACTTTGGGAAAGGGTATGGCCTTTCTTGGGGGCATACGACCTACAGATGTTGAGGTAGGCCGTGGCGCAGATGGCCTACAGATTTTTCAGACAGAAGGCGCTTTTGGCGGGGCCGGAAATTTTTATGTAATTGACCCAATGACGGGTTTAGTTCGCAATGTTAAAGGTGCTAACGATTCAACCTCTCCACTTGTAGACATGAGCCAGATGATGGACGACGCCAGTAGCAACAATTCTGCGGAAGAACTGGCCTACGTTGCTAATCTTCAAGCCGAACAGGATGCTATTAATAACCCTGTGGTAGATGATCCTTACTCTCCAACTCCTTTAACAAGAGCGGGAACTGGAATGGGCTCTAATGTTGGCACTATTTACGACACGGGAAATACGATAGTTGAATCCGGTACAAATCCTTTTGCCCAAGGAAACCAAGTTGGTGCGCTTACTTTTGAAGAGCTAATGCGGCTTAACCAGCAACAAAATCGTATTCTTTAATGGAGCAGCTTAAACGTTTACAACTTATGGAACGTGAAATGATTTCTGATGGGAAATCAGCTTCGGAGATTGACGGTGCTAAAGCCCGCATTCGCCAGCAAGCTTATTCCGGAATACCTCCTGAGCTTAACGGCGTCGGGTCTTTAAGCGAAACGGCGCGGAATATGAACCGCGGCCCGCGGGGCATTGCCGCTTACATGGCGGAAGGCGGAGAAGCCGAGGAAGAAGTCTATGATGCAGGTGGTCGGTTTCAATTTGACCAAAACATGCAAGAACCTTCTATCGTTAGTTTTTTAAGAAAAATGTTTAACCGGGACACTTACGATACTTCTTTAGAAAAGGCCCGCAAGATAAAAGCAGGGGAAATGCCCACAGGTTATGAACCCCCCGGTGTACGACTCTCTCGTGAGTTCATAGGAATGACTCCTATTGGGACTGCGGAAACGGGGGTCGCCATGTATGACGAGTTTAACCAAGATGACCCCAACTACTTAAAACTAGGAATTATGGGAGCAGGGGAACTGGCGGGTTATATTCCTTTGGCGGGTCCACCTATTAAAAAAATGATTCGCGGCGGTAGAGGAAATGTTCCGATTAACAAGAATGTTTTTGATGATTCCGAAGAAATTATTGAAGTGTATCATGCGACTCCTAACGCTCCTTTTGAAAAATTAGACGCAAACATGTCAGATTTAAACAAAGATGGAGCTTTTGGGCCGGGAGATTATTTTTCGTTAGATAGCAGGTATCCGTCACAATTTGTTGGTGGAAGAGGAAGTTTATTATCTGCAAAAGTTGATGTTTCAAGAATGCTGGATGCTAGGTTGGGGGGCAAGCCGTTTACTTCAGATCAAACAGAAGGTTTAATAGAAGCTCTTTCTCGTAGAACAGACTTAGATGGAAAAAATTTAACGGTTGTAAAAAAAGATGACGTGTTGTCTGTTTCTTATGTAAGAAGACCTCTTTTTTCTGGTGAGCCGTTGGCAGACCGCAGATTAGTTCAAAGAATCCCTCTTAGAAATGCGGAAGAGGCTTTTAAAAAAATTAAAGAAATAACTAATAATATTAAAAACCCCCTTCAAAAAGATGCAGATGGATATGCCCTCGTTAGAAACAATTCAACTAATACGGAAAATTTAAAAGATGTTTTAAGTGAATCGGGTTTTACTGGCGTAGTGGGTGTACAAGAAGCAAGTAGCGGTGGAAAAAGTAATTTAGTTGTATTTGATAATTCGGTTTATAAAGATGGTGGCAAACTCGATACTGTAATAGATCAGGGAGTTATTCCAGAAGACATAGGGTTTTCTGCGTCACGATCCGCAGACGAGTATACAGCCGGAAACGATGCTAAAATAGTTGAAAATTACAGAAGACGTTTAGAGAAGGAAAACGTTTCCCCCCCGGGGTCTCCGGACTTTCGTACTTCTGAAGACATTGAACTTCTTGTACAAAACTTTGCTAGGCAACGATCACAAAAATACGCAGACGGAGGCGAAGTTATGGAAGGCATTGGTTCTTTAAACGAAACCGCACGAAACATGACTCGCGGACCGCGGGGCCTTAACTCTTTGCAACGTTTTGCTGAAGGCGGAGAACTAAACGTTAATTTACAACCTCTTGATTTGCCCGTTGATGGCCGTATGTCATACACTAAAACAGACGACGGGGGGATGTTTGACAGTGAAGTAAGCAAAACGTTTGAGGGGGGCCTTGGATCGCTAACTCCTTCTTTTGATTATTCTACTCAAAACAGTTCTAGAGACATGGGCGACGTGGTTATAGATGAAAACGGCGAACAGATAGGCTTTGCCGTAGAGGGTGAATTGTTTTTAAACTCAGACCCTGACAGTGAAGACAAGGTTCGCGGAGCATTTGAAGTAGAAAAATCTCGTAACAACACAAATTTCACGTTTCCAGAAGGGGAGTTTGTGCGGACTAATGAGGGTCTTTTAAAACGGTTTAATCTTGGAATGGATTTAGGGCGCTTTGGGTTAGATTTAAACCGCATGGAGGGCTCCGGTAGAGAGCCTGTAAATTCTGGGTCAGCTACTATTAGAATTGGCGAAAACGGTATTGTTAGATACAGTGATTCTGACCGAGGTGAACCGACTATTGGGTTTAATTATGCCAGAGAGTTCGCGTCTGGCGGACCTGTTTATATGAAAAACGGGGGAGAATCGTCGGAAGCTAAAGCTAGAAAGGATGTTTTAAACACCATTTACGAAATTGAGTCCAACTCAAATTATGACCAATGGAATTTAAAGGCAAAAAACCCTCCTGAAACACCTTTAAGCTCTTTGACAATTCAAGAAATAATGGATTTTCAAGGTGATGAAAACGGTCCCGCGGCGGGCGCAGGTCAAATTAAATACAATACTTTTAAATACTTGATTAAAAGTGGCGTACTTTCTCCTGACGATGTTTTCTCTCCGGAAAACCAAGATGCGGCAAACAGCCGTTTACTTGACCGAAGAGGTTTTGTTTCGTGGTTTAACGGAGACATTTCAACGGAAGAGTTTGGGTCAGACGTAGCCAAGGAATGGGCTTCTCTTCCACTGCTTGAAAGCAGGGATGTTTCAGGGGGGAAAAAGGAAAGAGGTGATTCTCGTTACGGGGGATCAAACAAGGCTCTTGTCGGGGCGGACTATTGGCAAGAGGCTTTAGACTCGGCAAAAGTCTCTCAACCTACAGTGGTTGCAAGTGCCGATACATCTGGAATTGCAACTTTCTTACCCCAGACAGAAACGCGGGCCACGCAGCCTCAACCCGTTTCCTATGTCCCAAACTTTCAAGGGTTTCAAATGCAGCCTTCTCAAGCCTCTTCCATGCCGGGGCCGCTTGAACCTGAAAGACCTCCGGTAGAAGAAGCAAAACAATACGCCAGCTTGTATGAAAAATACACCCCGCAAGCTATGCAGGATGCTTTGCAGGGACTTGGTTATTTCAACAGTCCTACGGGACCTTCTGGTTATCAACAGTTCGCTTCTGGCGGCGAAGCTTTAGGACCGCCCCCGTTACGCGGACCGGACCCACAAGGCATTGGCGCTTATCAACAGTTTAACGCAGCCAACCGCTAACGTCCTCTTTTAGCACCTGACCCGCTAGATCAATCTTACTGCGCAGCGCGTTCAACACCTTCTCATCTATGGTGTTGGGCGACACAAGATCAATATAAGTTACAGCATTCTTCTGCCCGATCCGGTGAGCGCGGTCCTCGGACTGTAGTCTTATCTCAAGGTCGTAAGAGTTACTGTAATAGATCACGGTGTTGGCCGCCGTCAGAGTGATGCCATAGCCGCCTGTCTTAGGCTGCCCCACAAAGAAACGCAGCGGATCATCGTCGTCTTGGAAGCGGTTAACAATCTCTTGACGTTCGTCTTGCGGCGTTGCTCCGTAATAAAGTGCGACCGAATCGGGCCCGAAACGGTCGCGCAGGGTCTGGCAAATCTGTTGGATATCGTGAGTGTACGAAGCCCAAATGATTGCCTTCCCTGATAGTTCATCTGTAATGCTCATTAGTTCATTCAGACGGTTGTTCTTTAGCTTCTGTATCTTTCCAACGTCGGGCTGGAAGAAACCGCAGCAAATCTGTTGTAGGCGCATTATTTGCGTCAAGACACTTTCTGTCGTCGCAAGCTCCCCGTTCTCAAGCTGTGCAAGAGCCAGCTTCTTCATCTGCCCGTAAACCTTGGCCTGCTCGTCGGTCAGTTCTACGTTGCGCCGAGTATAAATTTTGTCTGGGAGGTCTAGGCAGTCTTCTTTCAAAACTCGGGTGGAGAAGGTAAACAACTTCTCGTTTAACTCGTCTAGTCGGCGGTATCCCGTTATCTCTTGAAAACTCCGCGCTCCCATCACACGTTTCTGGACTATAGCGTACCTGTTCTGAAAAGCAAAGAAACTGTTATAACCAAGCGCCCGTTCGTCTAAGAAGTTGCACTGGCTAAACAAATCCATTGGGCTTTTGGTAACAGGAGAGCCTGTTAGTATGCGGCGGTACTTACTGTACTTCGTTAACACCATCAGGTTCTTTGTGCGTTGCGCCTTGCGGTTCTTGATAGTCGTGCTTTCGTCAATAACCATCATGTTGTCAGGGTTCTGCACTAGAAAACGCCCCGCGGCCCGCGCACCTCTGGGAGAGGAAAACGCTTCGACATTCATTACAAATATTTTAAGACCGTCGTAGTCTTCCATTATTAATTCTTCTAGTTCTGCGGCAAACTTCTTGCTTGAAGAGGGCGTCCAGCTTACTATCCTACGCTCAATTCGCTCTGGCATATGCAAGGGAATTTCGCCCAGCGCCCAGTTGTCATACACACCTTTAGGAGCCACGATTAACGCGGCCTTTATTTCGCCTTTTTCAAAAAGAACACCAATGTTATCTATAGCGACTTTACTCTTGCCCGTACCCATTTCCATGAAGTACGCATGAAAGCTCGCGGACCACGAATCTTGTAAAGCTTTCCGCTGATGCTCGAACGGTTCTGTTTTATATTCGTACAAAGTTTTATCCTTTTGAAGCTTGACTATACGATCTTATGAGAATATAAGCGTGTTTGTCAAGGCCGTAAAAGGGTCTTTAACAGCGAAAGTGAAAAAACATGACAGATATACTATCAATGATGGAAGCCGACTTTGAAGAGAACGTCGCATCTTCCATGGAAAAGGGCAACCTTGGCGGCATAGCCATACTAGCCCGCAAAATACGAACAGCCCAGCAAGAAGTCGAAGAGATTGAGAAAGACCTCAAGTCTCGCAAGAAAGACTTGCTGAAGCTGACAGATGAAGAACTACCTTCTGCTATGCAGGAACTAGGTATTTCCTCGTTTGCTCTGGATGACGGTTCAACAGTAGACGTAAAGCCTACATATGGAGCCAGCATTTTAGTTGCCAACAGGCTTCATGCCTACGCTTGGTTGCGTGACAATGGCTACGACGACATTATTAAAAACATCGTTTCATGCGAGTTTGGTCGTGGCGAAGACGATCAAGCCAGCGCTTTTAAAGCGTTTGCTTCTAAAGAAGGGTTTCCGGCGGATCAGAACGAAAGCATCCATTCGGGCACACTAAAAGCTTTTGTACGGGAACGTGTGGAAGCTGGGGACGACTTTCCAATGGAACTTTTCGGGGCCTATATCGGTCAACGCGCTATAATCAAAGGAGCAAAATAATGGCGAATGCAGTAACAAAAAATAAAGCAGCGGATGTAGCCGTGTTTGACACATCCATGTTCGAAGCAGATGCGGGCGCGGGAAACCAAAACGTAGGGTCAGAAGACCTCGCGCTGCCGTTTCTCAAGCTGTTGAGCGGGTTAGATTCCTTGCTGGACACACACGAAACCGCGCGTAAAGGTGACATATACAATACCGTCACAGGCACTGTAGTGAGCGGTAAGGATGGGTTAAGCGTAATTCCTTGTGCCTATCAGCGCGTGTTCATTCAGTGGGTTCCAAGGGGCGCTGGTACAGGCGCACCGATGAACGTCTACAAGCCGAATGACCCCGCTATGCCAAAGACTGAGCGTAGCAAAGAAGATAATAAAACTACGTTGTCGGCGGTGACGGTGACTACATCGAAGAAACTCACCAGCACTACGTTATGATCGTCAACGAAGACGGTTCAACTGAAACGGCTCTGATTGCAATGAAGTCCACGCAGCTAAAGAAAAGCCGCAAATGGAACAGCATGATACAGTCGGTAACGATGCAGGGTAAGAACGGTCCGTTCACACCACCCCGCTTCTCTCACGTTTACCGCATCAAAGCGGAATCCGAGGAGAACTCTAAAGGTAGCTGGCACGGTTGGGAAATGTCCCGAGAAAACCCTGTGCAAGACGCATCCGTATATGCCCGAGCAAAAGCTTTCTCAGAAAGTGTGCTTACTGGCGACGTGGTTGTAAAACACCAAAACGAAGATGACAAAGGCGAAGGCGCTGACGACATTCCGTTTTAATGTTTACTAGGGGGCTGCTTCGGTAGTCCCCACCGCAAGGACAAAACCATGACAGTTAAAAAGTTCTCGTCTATCTTTGATGGACTGAAAGAAGCTTACGGCACATACCGGATAGAGAAAACTCAGTCCAACGGGAAGAACACAGGCAAAGCAGGCATCGTTCGCGAACCGCGCAACGCGGGTCTGTGGGAGGGCCACCTGTCGGGTAAGGGAAACTCTATCGGCATTATCCCAATAAACGCAGATAACATGTGCAAGTGGGGCTGTGTAGATATTGACCAGTACCCGCTGGATCATAAACTACTCTTAGAAAAGATCAGGAAGCTAAAACTTCCGCTCGTTGTCTGTCGCTCTAAGTCTGGCGGAGCGCACTGCTTCCTATTCTGTAAGGATTGGGTTGAGGCAAAAGACATGCAAAGGTCACTCAAAAGTATAGCGGCCGCGCTGGGCTACGGTGAAAGCGAGATATTCCCAAAGCAGATTAAACTGCACCTAGATCGTGGAGATGTGGGTAACTTTCTAAATCTTCCGTACTACAACGCAGAAGACGGTCTGCGCTACGGCATCCTAGATGACGGCACTTCGGCCACTCTAAAAGAATTCTTTGAACTCTACGAGACACACGTTCAAACGCCAGAGCAAATCCAGAAGCTCCAGATAACAGAAGCAACCGAAACAACGCCCGTAAGAGACGGCCCGCCGTGCCTACAGCACTTAGTCAAAGAGAAAATCTCTGAGGGTGGGCGCAATAACGGTCTGTTTAATATAGGCGTGTACCTTCGCAAGGCGTTCCCAGATAGCTGGGAAACAGAAATCCTGACCTACAACATGCAATACTTTGAGCCGCCGCTCCCACTGTCAGAAGTTACAGTGGTTGCAAAGCAGCTAGAGCGCAAAGATTATGCCTACCGCTGTAGTGATGCGCCGATAAACGCGCACTGTAACAAGGAACTTTGCCAAACCCGTAAGTTTGGTATTGGGAGCGCCATACAGAACGCTACAGTAGCCAATCTGCGTAAGTACAATTCAACGCCCCCCGTCTGGTTTATGGACGTTAACGGCGAGCCTCTGGAGCTAGATACAGACGCCCTAATGAGCCAGCCGATGTTTCAGAAAGCATGTATGGAGCAACTCAACTTCATGCCGCGCAGCGTGGCAAAGCAACAGTGGGAAGGTCGGATCAGCGCACTGCTTACAGAGATGCGCGAAAACGAAAGCGCCATCATGGAAGTGGCAGTAGACGCCAGCGTTAGCGGCCAGTTTTACGACTACTTAGAAGAATTTTGTCGTTTCCTACAGCAAGCGCAGGACAAAGAAGAAATCTTGCTCCGCCGCCCTTGGACCGACGAAGACGCAATGGTAACCTTCTTTCGCCTAAAAGACTTCGAAAACTTTCTAAAGAAGAACAAATTCTTTGAGTACAAGTCACACCGAATTGCCCAGCGCCTGCGTGACATAAACGGCGATAGCACCGTTCTGAAGATCAAAGGCCGCGCAGTGCGGGTCTGGCAGATTCCAGCGTTTGAGTCTGGCGACATAGATATAACAACTCCAGACTTCACACCAAAACAGGAGAGCCCGTTTTGACAACCCCAGTATTAAAAAAACTTAGAAACGTAGAGATCGTCCGGATGATCGACGAACAGCACATGACAAAAACCGCCGTCGCTAAATGGTTTAAAATAAGCAAACAGCGCGTGTGGCAGATTTACGAACGGGAGAAAGAAAATGTTCAGGATATTCGGCCCACCGGGGACGGGGAAGACAACCAGACTTCTTAATATGGTTGACGACGCGCTCCAAAAGGGTGTCGCCCCGATGAACATAGCTTTCCTAGCTTTTACACGCAAAGCCGCCAACGAAGCAAAAGAACGCGCGGCTAAACGCTTTAACCTAGACCCCAAGAAAGACCTGTTCTATTTCCGGACACTGCACAGCCTAGCTTTGACCTGTTCCGACATACGCACCGAACAGGTAATGCAGGACGAAAACTATAGGGAACTCTCCAGAGAGATGGGGGTGCAGCTAAACGTAGCTCGTACCAATAACTTTGATGACGATCTGCCTGAGATGACCAAAGCAACTGACCCTATCTTGGGCCTGATTAACCTTGCCCGAATGCGCAAAGTGCCGCTGCGCCAACAGTACAACGAAACCCCAATCGAAATAGAGTGGAACATTGTAACCTATGTGGACAAATGCCTGACCAGCTACAAAGAAAACATGGAGATGTACGACTTCACAGATATGCTGGAGAACTTTCCAAAAGAAGGCTACACAAGCTGCCCGCACTTTGACCTATGCTTTGTAGATGAAGCGCAAGACCTTTCACCCATACAATGGGACATAGCGCACATCCTAGACGAACGATCAAAAAGAATGTACTGCGCAGGCGATGATGACCAAGCCATATACCGCTGGGCAGGGGCAGATGTAGACCACTTTATCGGGCTGGACGGCGGATCAGAAACCCTGTCACAATCCTACCGCGTTCCATTCCTAGTACACCAACTGGCAGAACGGGTCGTGTCCCGTATCGGTAAGCGCTTCCTTAAAGAATACAAACCAAAGGTCGATGAATACGGTTCGATACGCCGTATCTTCAGCGTCGAAGAGATAGACATGTCAGAAGGATCGTGGCTCATCCTCGCCCAAGCCGGATACCAGCTACAGCCCGTAGCCGCCGAACTCCGGTCCTCCGGATACCTGTTCATCAATCGCGGCCATCGCTCCATATCCGAAAAGATATCCGACGCCGTTAACGGTTGGGAACAACTGCGCAAAGGCAAAGAAATCACAGGAGCCGTAGCGCGTAAAATATACAGCTACATGTCAACTAAAGACCGCGTGAAAAGAGGCTTTAAAACCCTGACCGCCGTCGAAGATACAGACTTCGTAACCCTCGAAACACTGACCGCGGACCACGGACTTTTAGCAACACAAGACATGGTATGGCATATTGCCATGGACCGCGTACCAGAAAGCGACAGAGCCTATATCATTGCAATGCTTCGACGAGGCGAGCGCTTTAACGGCGAGCCACGCATAACCGTGTCAACGATACACGGGGCAAAGGGCGGAGAGGCGGACAACGTAGTTCTATTCACAGACCTTTCCCCCGCCGCCGAAGAACAAATGAATGTTAACCCAGACGACACGCACCGCGTATTCTATGTGGGCGTAACTCGCGCTAAACAAAGCCTGTTTATCGTGGAACCTCAAGACTTCACAAGGAGTTATGATCTATGAAACAACAAGAACGTTTTGAATTTATAGAGGCCGAGATTGACCGAGCCTATGTTCACGCTGATGACGAATGGAAACAAGAGTATTACCAGAACGCCGCTAAATATCTAGCTGAACACAAGATTGTTGAAGGCGGAAAGATTTGTGCCTTTTGCAGATCACAAGGGATGGCTGATCCGCACCACCATAACGTTTGGGGTGCAATGATGACATCTCTAAAAAAACTAGGGTGGGTCGAGAAGATAGGAATGGTCCGCCCAACTACACGCCACACGCATATTAACGAAGTATGCCAATGGGAAAGCAAACTATTTAAGGGAGAGAAGACGTGAATTGTTGGCATTGTAAGACAGAACTTATTTGGGGAGGAGATCACGATTGTGAGGATGACGAAGAGCATTCTATGGTCACAAACCTCTCATGCCCTAAATGCGAGAGCTTTGTATTAGTTTATTATCCAAGGGAGAAAGAAGATGAAACGTGATGAAATACTGGATTTGTCAAAAGAACTGATAAACGGCCAACGCGCCAAAGACTACGGCGATGCGTTCGACAACCACAACAGAATAGCGGAGGGTTGGAACATAATTACAAACAGCGCACTGGTAAGCCACGGCGCACTGACCGCGCAGCACGTTGTATTAATGATGGATTGGGTGAAGACAGCACGGCTACTTAACACTCTGGATCACGATGACTCTTGGATAGATAAAGTTGGTTACAGCGCTCTTGGTGGCGAGTTCTCACAAAAGAACGAAATGATCCAAGAGATAGAAGCAGTAAAGAGAAAGTTACAAAAATGAAGCTTAAAATAGCCAGCCCTTCGCTAAAGTCAGAGTGGGTTCCGCCCGCAGAACTTCCAGACCTAACAGGCGCAAGCACAATCGCTATCGACGTAGAAACCCGTGACCCTAACATCAAAACAAGCGGTCCCGGCTGGGCTGTAGGTGACGGTGAAGTGGTCGGCTATGCAGTGGCTACAGCAGATTGGGCAGGCTATATTCCTACAAGACACCGTGGTGGCGGAAACCTAGACGAAAAGATAGTCAATCGCTGGCTCAAGAAGGTCTTTGACTGCCCCGCCGATAAAGTAATGCACAATGCGCAATATGACGTAGGTTGGATCAAACGTATGGGGTTTGAGATAAACGGGCGGGTAATCGACACAATGGTCGTCGCTTCGCTGCTAGATGAGAATAAGTTTTCCTACGCCCTTAACTCTTTGGCGTTTGAGTATCTGGGCCTCGCAAAGAACGAAAGCCTACTTAGAGAAGCAGCCAAAGAGTTTGGCTTTGATCCCAAGGCTGACATGTGGAAAATGCCCGCCATGTACGTCGGACCCTACGCCCAGACAGATGCAGAAGTTACCCTGCAACTCTGGGACTACCTAAAAGTAGAGATCGGCAAGCAAAACCTCTGGAATATCGTCAACCTAGAGCTAGATTTGCTCCCCTGCTTGGTCAACATGACTTGGAGAGGCGTCCGCGTTGATATGGACAAAACTGAAAGAACGCGGGACGCGATCCTAAAACGCGAGAAAACTGTGCTAAAAGAGATCAAAAGCTTAGTTGGCCGTGACATAGAGATTTGGGCGGCGAATTCTATAGCAGAAGCCTTCGATGACCTAGCAATACCTTACCCAAAGACAGAAAAAGGTGCGCCGTCGTTTAAAAAGCAGTTTTTAGCAGATCACAGCGAGAAATTACCACAACTGATCGTCCAAGCTCGCAGTTTAAACAAAACCAGCGGAACTTTTATCAATAATATCCTAAAATTCTGCCACGGCGACGGTCGAGTGCATTCGCACATCAATCAGATCAGAGGAGACGACGGGGGCACAGTTTCTGGTAGATTTTCTATGAATAACCCTAACTTACAACAAATCCCGGCCCGCGATCCGGAGATCGGGCCACTTATACGGTCGTTGTTCCTGCCAGAAGAGGGGGAACAGTGGGCGGCAATAGATTACTCGCAACAAGAACCGCGCATCTTGGTTCATTACGCCCATGTATATGGAAAGAGCCGCGGGATTGCTTTGCGAGGTGTTGAGGAGTTTGTAACAAGCTACAGAGAAAACCCAGACATGGATTTTCACACAATGGTTGCGGAAATGGCAGATATCCCTCGGAAACAAGCAAAAACCATCAATCTGGGCATGATGTACGGCATGGGGGTCGCTAAACTGGCAGATCAGCTAGATATCGACACAAGCGAAGCTAAAGGCTTGGTTAAACAGTACCATGACCGCGTACCGTTCGTAAAAGCACTGATGAATGGCGTTACAGAAAGACTGAACAGCAAGGCCAGCGGCGGCGCGATAAGCTCAATCTTAGGTCGTAAGTGTCGGTTTAATCTTTGGGAGCCAGACTCTTTTGAGATGACCAAAGCTATGCCGTACCAAGAAGCAGTGCTTGAATATGGTGACACATGCCGTCTCAAGCGGGCGTTTACTTACAAAGCGTTGAACAGACTTATCCAAGCGTCCGCCGCGGACATGACCAAGAAAGCCATGGTTGATTTGTACAAAGAAGGGTATCTTCCAATGCTTCAAGTGCATGACGAACTGTGCATGTCAGTAAAAACCAGAGAAGAGGCAGAAGCTATTGCCAAGATCATGGTAAATGCAGTACCATTAGAAATCCCTAGCAAGTGTGACGTTGAAGTAGGTCCAAGCTGGGGTGAAGCTAAATAAGCTTCGCGGTTTACTGCTCATCCACCGCCTACTTCTAACTGCCCTTTTGTCTGGTCAGGTTTCGCACTGCAACGACAAAAGGGTTTTTTCTTGCAGGTTCCCATAAACTCCTATATGATCCTATTGAAAACGACAAAAGGTAAACCCAATGGATACTACAAAATGGAAAAGCGTCCTTGTGCCCATTGAGGTGTACAAAGAGATTAAAGAACACTCTGTTGTTAACGGTAGAACAATAAGTGGACAACTTAGGGTCATGTTTGATGTTTATTCGAAAAGTAAGGATAAAACACTTGACGCATCCCATAAAATCGCTTACAAATAGCGCAGACATTCTCCAAATGTTTCAAAAAATGTTAAAGCCCTCAGTTTATTGTCCAAACTGAGGGTTTTTTCTTGTGTAAACTATTTACTTGACATTCTCCCATACCATATTTATTCTGTATTCATTGAAACAGGAGAAATGTAATGGAAACTTATACACTAGATATTAAGGGCGGGTTGCCAATTAAGCTAACCGCAGAACATACGCTAGGAAACTTAGAAGGTATTGACAAGACAATGCGTAAACCCCATTGGGGACCGCACTTGTTTCGATTAAAAAGCGGGGAAATGGTTTTGTATATCGGCCTCATGCATAACTGTGGTCAACAAAAGAATTTCTTTGGTAAACTATATATGAACGTTGAAGATCTAAGCTCTGAAAATATTCTACAAATATTTGGCAATACATATTCTTCACATGCAATGAATATTATTAAAGCACTTGGTCTGCCAACTGTAGTGGAGATTTCATAATGCCTATGACAGCAAAAATCAAACTACGGGACGTTGATAACTTAGTTATATCGTCCACGTCTATCACAGCGGACCATTACGAAGACGGTCCCGATCCCGACGAATTTCTTCATAACGCTTGGAAAATGGCCGATCAAATGGCAAACCACCTATCTTGCGCGGACGAGTGGCGCTTAACCCTAACATTCGACTTAGATTTGCGGGAAACCATGGAAGATGTAATGGCAAGGCAACCTTGCCGTTGCAATGAGTGTGCGCCATGATGCTTGATAGGGACATGGTAAAGCGGGTTCTTGGCGGGCAAAACGGTAAGTTTGCAGGCGTAAAAGTCTTAACGAAAGGCGGTAACGAACGATATGTTTTGGGCCGCGTAGACGGCACATCTTATAACTCAGGATATATTTGTTGTTTTTGGAACAACAGGCGCAAGCGTTTTGATTTAGGGCGCGTAATAGCCATGATGTCTGAAAACGGTCACACCTTTGTTTCGGGTCAACATTTTAGCCACGAAAAGTGGTTACAAGTAAACAAGCTCATGGGCTATAATTATCTTATTAAGGAGGCCGCGTGATGAACCTCACTGACTTCGCCGCGCTGATCGGTTTCGGATGTGGAATTATCGTGGGCGGAGCAATCTGCTTTTTTACTTTAACTTTTTTATGGATATGCTGAAAATGAGTAGTCAAGATATGGATCGTCTGTTGGACGAAGTGTTTGCAAAAGTGTTCGGGAGTAACTGGTAATGGAAGAACTACAGCTAGACCATGAGCCTTCAATTAATCATTGGGCAAAACTAATAGCTGATGATGATATAGCTACGGGTTATCACACAAGTTGGAGCCACGCATATGAATGTGCTTGGGTAGGCTTGGAAACAGAATACAACTACAGCTACGAATATAGAGAGGGTTGGTAATGGCTAAGTGGAAAGAAATCCCGCTGCGTAAACAAAAGTTCGATAACTTCGCCGCACTCGCCGCACTCCAAGAAACTCGGCAAAAAGAATGTAGCCAATGTAGCGGTGAAGGTAAGGTCGAAACCGACGTACCGCGGTCCGCGAACTTCGGACGGGACATAGGCGAGTTGTATGTCGAATGGCTGGCCTGCGAAGAGTGCAACGGGTCAGGAAAAATTAACTTGGAAGATGAGTGATGGGTAACGTTGTTGAGTATGCAAAACAAGTAACGCAAAATTACTCCAATCATTGGAGTGTAAAAAAACCGTGGGCATTTGAAAAGGAAGAGCTAAAAGTAACTCCTAAAGAAATTGCCAACAAAATGGTGCAACATTGTCAGTTCTTTGATGTATCAGAAATTTATAAACACGCTTTTGAAATAACAGGGAAAATTTATCCAGACAAAAATGTTCCGCCCAGCACAGACGCAATTCTTCCAGCGCCCTACACGGCTTTGTATATAGATTACAATTCTTTTGACGACGTTGAAGGAAAAGAAGAAATAATTGTGTATTTGTCTCCAACTAATCAAACGCTAGGGTCTAAAAACTTTTCTATTATAACAATAAAAAACCCCGAAACAGAAGCGCCTCGTTTACTTGGAGAAATTAAAACAAAGTTGGTTAATGGGAAAGAAGTAAAATCGTTTTGTCTAGCTTCAACAGCGCTTGCAGAAAGTAAGAAAAACCCACGTTTAGCCTACGCAGACAGCCTCTGGATTAGACAAGTATCAACTTTGTTGCATTTGATTAACAAACCAAGAAAAGTAAAAATCAATCCGCTGGCTCAAACCAGACAAGCCAAACGCCAAATAGCCAGAGGCATGGGTTTTGCTGTTGACGCTTGGCACAGAGTGTCGTGGGACATAGACAAGCCCGTAGTTGCAAAAGAACCGTATGATAAGAAATTTCATAACATGCCTCTGCATTTTAACAGGGGTCATTGGAAGAAAGCTTTAAAAAATCACCCCAAGTCAGTTCAGAGAGACGCGGAAAACGGGTGGTGGACTTGGGTAGAAGGATACTGGGCGGGCCACCCTGCCTTTGGAATTAAAAAAACATATCATGTTCCAAAAAGAAGCACTAAACTTTAAAAACACAGGAGGTGAAAAACCATGGACGACGTAGAAAAGATGATAAACAAAATTTTAGAAAGTTGTCCTAAAGAAATGTCCGCACCAACAATGTCTGCAATCATAGCAAACATCATCAACCTATATAACTTCTCGCACCTCTGGCCGCTCCTAGTCGCGCAAACAACTACAATGCTCGAAAT